ACTGTCGTGGTACTAATTCCAGCGGTTGTACTAGGATTTCCTAGTTTTGATAGATACAAAGCTACGTCGTATATTATACGCCAACTCGGGCTAGGGGGGATTAATGTAGAGATACTCGGACATTTCTTACTTTCTATATCGTGGGCAACTCGAAAAAGTGGTGAACGAAAAAAGGAAGTCGCACATGATGACACCGATTTCCCTACACTCATAAATTTGAAAAAGGCTGCGAACAGATACAGGGGGAATGCGGGAAACAGGAAATAATAAAAACAAGGAATATCGTATATGGATAACTTAAACATCTTAGTTGAAGCCAAGCGCGAATACTTAGAGCAACTGTCTATATTAATGTGTCCTCCCATGATCGATGTTTTCGTTGAAATGTACGATGAAGCACACAAACTTTCAAAAGGACGTAAGGTTTTACAAATGTTTCAAAAACTTCTCAAGGATGTCCCAGAATGGAATGAGACCATGGCTAAAGATCATACAGATAACATAGCCAATAGGTGTGCGTGGTTTAAGGATCTCGTCGCAGCTGTTTTTGTAAGTTCTGTAAAAATTTTATCCGCGGTAAGGCTTAACAAGGATAATAAGAAATTATCCGTAAAATTACCGACAAATGAAGTTTTTATTCATTCATGTTATAAAAATATCGCGAAAGATCTGTACAAAGATCCATACATTTTTACCGAAACCCAATCTGATCACAGTCGAAACGATAAACTATATGACCGTTTCAGTTACTGTATAGAAACAACCGTTAAGGAGTTGATACCCATTCAACAGATTTTACAAACGTACATGACCACCACTGACGATATGATAGACCCCCAAGATACTAATCTCACCGAGGATAATGTGGATGAGTACGAAGGTGAAAATCAGGAGATGGATGAAGATGTACCCATGGAAGGTCAAGGAGAAGAGCCTATGGCCGGGGAGCCTATGGGAGGGGAGCCTATGACCGGGGAGCCTATGGACGGGGAGCCTATGGGTGGAGAGCCTATGGCTGAAGAGCCTATGGGTGAAGAGCCTATGACATCGGGGCAGCCTCAACAAAGTAACCCATTTCAACACGAGTTCAGGACAATAAAATCTGGACGCCCCCAACCTCAAGCTCAGCCTCAACAGGGATACGAAAGTGAAGATCTTTTTCCAGACGCCCCCGACAATAGAATAAAAAAACCTATGTATTAATTATATAGACATGGACGAATACTTCCGAGATCCGGCTTCCGCCAGTCTTATAGCGGGTGCTATAACGGCTGGTTATATACACTCCAAGGCGAAACTTAATAATGAAGGTGACCTCGAAACGAGCGCGTACGCCAAACCAGCCGCTCTCGTTATGATTTTAGTGTATTTCATAGTTTCTAACGGTATAGGTCACCGTGAAGTTATATCTACTGATCCTTTTTGATTCGCTTAAAGAAATAATACACGTATAATACATAATATGACATCTGTTACCGCTTTCAACGACATGATGGGACAATTTCTCACCGAGCTTCATAAAACCTTCCCCGAGGAGAAGGGTGTTAAGAAGTACATCGCAGCTTTCGAAATGATGCGTTCTACTAACGGTAAGCTTATCGTTACGGGATTCATGGATAGTGTTTCTCCGCACATTGAAAAAGTTAATTCGAGAGACGAGTCGTTCTTCCTTGAAAACGCTAATGATATGGAATTTCTTAAGGACGTGAACCTTAAAAATCTTTGGCCAAAGGCTTCCGAGGGTACTCGTAATGCCATTTGGCAATACATTCAGACCCTGTTTATGTTAGGCACTACAATCACGTCAATCCCACCCGAAACGCTCAGCATGATCGAGAATGTCGCTAAGCAGTGTGCGGATAAGATGGAAAATGATGGTGATGAACTCGATGAGACTCAGCTCATGAAGTCCATGCAGGGTCTCCTTGGTGGAATGTTGAAAAAATAAAAGTTTTATATATTAAATGGTATCCTTGTTTAACGATCCGAAACAATTAATTAGGGAGGATAAAATTTTAGACTTTTGGCCTACAAAAAACCAGATGTCAGCAGAACGTATAAACTCTACTGCGCGATTCATAGTTTATGCGACATGCATAGTTTATCTCATTCGCAGGGATCAGAGAATCTTAATACTCGGTCTCACTGGTTTGAGTGTTTTATACGTAATGGAAAAGAGTAACATGATAAAGGAACTTTACGTAACAGATTCTACAGGAGATACCATGTGTCAATTACCCACAAAAGATAACCCCATGGGAAATCTTCTTATGTCAGATTACACTGATAATCCCGGTAGATTACCAGCGTGTGATTATACCACAGTAAAAGATAGAGTTGATAAAAAGATGTTAGATCAAATACCGTACGGTCCCCAGAAATCCAGATCCCCGTGGCCAGAACAGCAACGAAACGCCCTCGCGCGACAATTTGTCACCACACCCGTTACAGATATACCAGGTGACCAAACCGCCTTCGCCGAGTGGTTGTACGGTGCGAGGCAGGGTCCTTTGTGTCGCACGGATAGTAGATATTGTGACCCCGACGCCCGAGGTGTTCAATTAGAAGCCTTCGGTGGATTACAGCCTAACGGTGATAAGCGTAGTGGTATGACTAGGGGATCTTCGTATCCTTGATGACTTAGATAATATTCTCATGTAATAGTAAAATGGCCTACCAACTCCAACCAGGAATGAAAATCGTAGAAAATCCAGTGAAGCCTCCTGTTTGTGCGACTGAAGAAGTGTTTGTCTATCCCCAGCCCAGCACATTAAATTATGGTTCCAGCCGCCCAAATACAATGCTTTACGGCACCTCCCCCTACATGGCGGGTAAAGGAGCCCCCGCTGAATACATCGAAACGAGTGATCGTTTGCGACCCCAATCGACGAGTCAATTTAATAAGATTCTGGCTCGTACATACGAACAAAACCTATTCCCTCTCCAAGATGTACACTGCAAACTCCCCCTTGAAACTCAGAAGTACGAACCCACGAGTACGCGCGCGGAAGTTCAGAACAGTGTGTTTAGTCGAAGATACCTTCAATAAAAATCTCACCAAAAAGTAAGAATGGCTGATCCCGTTTCCATAGCTGCTATAGCCGGTTTGGCATATTTAGGAAAACGTTTCAGTGACAAGAAAGAATCTGATATCAGAATCCAAAACGAAATGGAAGAGGATACTGAAATTTTCACTCCAGAAGTCCCCGACGAAATACCGCTGGATGATAGTCTCGACAGAATACCCCAGAGGAAATTAGAAACAAATAACTTTTCGGATATTGTACCCCAATCGCGATCGAGTGGTGGCGAACTTCTCGAAATGCGAAACCGTATGTTTGACAATGGTCGAATGAATAATCTTTCTCCTATCGAAAAACAACTCGTAGGTCCAGGTTTAGGTGTGGGGCCCGAAGTTCCCGCATACGGTGGGCAGCATCAACTTTTCCGTGTAAACCCCGAAAATGTCGGAGCGTATCGTCTCACAACTTTACCTGGTCGAAGTGGTCCCGCTTTCGATATAAGTGGTGGTCGCCGTGGTCAATCTGGAGATGTCGCTCAGAACAGACCTGAAAAAACTGCTTACTTATTTGAGCGTCGCCCCGTGCAACCGGGTAGGGCTCAGGGTATGACGGGTGTAACTGTACGATCCGAACATGAGCAAACAAAACGTTTAACCAATAGGTCGCAGACCGGTGCTCGAACAGATAATTTAGGATTTAACGGAGCTAAACGTATAATATCTGGTACCACACTCGCACAAGACCCAACCCGTAACAAGAAGGATGGTAATACAGAGCAATACGGATACAATAACAACCCCGCACCCAGTATTCATAAGTTTGCTCACGGTTACGTGAATTCTCCCGCTACTAAGATTGGTGAAAAGCGTACATACGGTTCTGGGTATACCGCCGACGAGCTATTTGCACACGGATTCCGCCCCGATGATCGTCGTGGTAAAGCGAATCGTATGGGTAATGCTGGAAGAATGAATGTGCGCGCCGGCCCCCTTAATCAGGGTGGTATGCCAACAGCAGCCAGGACTGATCAAACGCGAATCGATGGTCGTGTTAACTCAGCCGATGGTGCATGGACACAGCAGTACACCAATAATGCCTACCATAATTTCAACGCATTCAAGGGTCAATACAACCCCAACGCGAGCAACTCCAGTCTCGGTATAGCGAAAAAGCAACTCAGTACCAACCCCGTCACACAGAATTACTTTTAATTAGCAAAAATTGTAGAATAACACCCATTAAAATATTATCCATATATTTTAATGAGCGTATACACGTTAGATATAGATAGTGGTGAACGCGACCCCGTATCGTACCCGAATCCAGGAGACTACGTTGTCGAATTACGTCACCCGATTTATGATGTAAAAAAATTATCGATAGTTTCTGCTCGTATTCACGCGAGTCAATTTTTAATCAATGATCGTAATAAAACATTTGATTTTGTTGTTCACGGGTCATCTGCAGACACGGTTGTAACCGTAACGCTAACTCCCGGTAACTATAATGGTAAAACCTTGGCGGCCGAATTACAAACTAGAGTCAACCTTGCGTTAGACGCTGCATTAGGAAATAATACTTACGATGCTGATCCTATAGTATTTACATATGATAAAGACAAAAACGAAATAGTCGTGACGGCCGGTGCAAACGCTGGTAGTTCTGATTTTTCATTCAAATTTTATGATGGTACAAACGGGTATCATTCTTCAGTGGCTACAGAAGGATATACAACTCCGCATGATATACTTGGTTTACCCGCGAATAACGCGAGGTCGGATACACCTTCTACGGGTGATGTTGCCGATATTTTAATTACGGGAAGTCTTAATTTACAGGGCCCAGATGCACTCATCATAAAAATCAGCAACGGCGCTGACGAATTGACTAAAACGGTGTATTCCGATACACCCTTTTACACAGGAAGAATCCTTATGTGTGGAGACGTTATTAACTATTCGGGTGTGGATGATGCTGTAGAGCATAATTTTGACACGGGGGTACAAAACATATCAAAATTACGTATACAGTTCTTTTACAGTAGTAATAATCGTTT